TTGAAAAACCGAATGATAAAACATTAAACACGATCATTAACGGTGAAACCAAATGGGGAACATACGGGACAGATTATTTTTCGGTAATGAATAAAATAATCAACCTAAAAGAACCGCACGTTACTGAAGAGTTAAAGGAAGCTATAAGTGAAATGGTAAACGAAACTTTATCACCTGAAGGTCGTGGCGGTATCAAAAAAATCATGGAAATGATGAAAGAGGACCAATTATTAAATTTTTTACCAAAAAATGATGACGCTTTCTTTGTTTTCTGGTCAAGTTTTATTACTATTATAAAAAAGGAAGAAAATGCATACAACACAAAAAACAAATAACATGGAAGAAAAAAAAGAACAACGTAAATTTGAATTTACACTTTATCTGAACGACAACATTATTGTACAAAGATTCTTTAACATTATCGGTTTTAATAACAAAGCGATAAACTCAATGAATTTTAAATACGCAATTGATGAGAATGTTGAACTGATCCAAAGTGTTTTAAAAGACAGAGCATTAGACTTCATTACTGAGCACCAACGCCATTTTTTGGAAACACCAGATTACGAACAAAACGGTTCGAAAGATATGATGAAAATCGTGGTTAAACATGATGGTAATGTAATTGCTTACAGAGAGTGGGATGCTACAATCTACCCAGTAAAAGTTAGATACACTGTAGACATTCGTCAGCACATCTATGAGTTAATCACACGCATTCAAAAATGCTTATGCACTCCAACAAAAGAGTTAGAAACAGAATACCTTGGATACAGTTTACAAGTACAATAAAAATAAAATTAAATGGCTAACATAATAAGCAGCTTTGAAGATTTAGGCAAAGACTTTCAATTACAATTAATCAATGAAATAATTACAGACCATAAATTTGGTGAATCGATAATTGACATTATTGAACCCAAATATTTTCCATCTGAAGCTTTTCAGAAAATTGCTCACATAATTAAAAAATACCATGAAAAACACGATGTATTATTAAATTTCCCATCGTTAAGACTTGAGGTTAAAAATGAGATTCCTGTTGAGCACGAAGCTTTTAGAACGCAATTAGATGATACCATCAACGATATAGAGGATTGTAAAGTTGGTAACCTAAACACACAGAATAACGCTAAAAAATTCTGTAAATTACAATCTATACGTAGTGCTGTAAATGAAATAAAAACGAAATTAGATCGTGGTGTTATTTCGGACTATGATGAGATCGAAAAAAAGATTAAGGATGCTATTACTTTTAAGGAAGAACAAGATCCTATCTTATTATTCGATAACATAGATAAAGTATTATCTGAAGATTATAGAGACCCAATGCCAACAGGTATTCAGGGTATTGATGACTGCACAAAAGGTGGTTTGTCAAAAGGTGAAGTTGGTCTAGTTATCGCACCACTTGGTGTTGGTAAAACAACATTCCTAACAAAAGTCGCTAGTAGCGCATTCCTTAACGGAAAAACCGTATTACAAATATTTTTTGAGGATAAAGAAGAAGCTGTACAGAGAAAACACTTTTCAGCTTTAACTGGTATACCCCTTAGTGAGTTATCAGATAATAAATCTTTAATACAAAGTAAAATTAAAATTATTAAAGACCAACACAAAAATAATCTGTACTTACAAAAATTACCAGCCGATGGTGTTACAATTAATAAAATTAAAAACATCATCAAAAAAATCAATTCTAAGGGTACTAAAGTGGACATGCTTGTCTTAGACTACATTGACTGTCTTTCTATGGAGAAAGAGTTTTCAAATTCAGAAGAATGGTCAAATGAAGGTAAAATCATGCGTGCGTTTGAAAGTATGGTAGATGAGATGAATGTTGCTGGTTGGACCGCAACACAGGGTAATAGAAGTTCTACAAGTGTTGAGGTGGTTAAGACTGAAAATATGGGTGGTAACCTTAAAAAGGCACAAATCGCTCACTTTATCATGAGTATAGGTAAGACTCTTGAACAAAAAGATCAAAAGGTGGCAACAATATCAATCCTTAAAAACCGTATGGGTGATGATGGTATGATATTTAAAGATTGCTTATTTGACAATTCAAGGATTTTAATTGACACAAATGATATGCTAACTGAAAAAGGTTTTGAGACCCAAAAACAACAGCAAAGTATTGAAAGTAGAAGGAAATATCTTGAAGGGTTAAAAAAAGATAAAGAAGAAACAACAGAAATTAGTGAAGATTTAGGGTAATAATTGTATCTTTGCCCATATTTATTTAAACAAGAAAAATTAAGATTAATAAGAATTATGCAAGAAAAAATTTTACAGGAAAATCCAAACAGATTTGTTATTTTCCCCATCGAACACAACGACATTTGGGAGTTTTACAAACAACACCAGGCTGCGTTTTGGACAGCCGAAGAAGTCGATTTATCTAACGATATCAGGGATTGGCAAAATCTAACGGATAACGAGAAGTATTTCATTAAAAACATTTTATCGTTCTTTGCTTCATCGGACGGTATTGTTAATGAAAACCTTGCCGAGAATTTTTTAAAGGAAGTCCAATATCCAGAAGCCAAGTTTTTTTATGGCATGCAAATAGCAATGGAAAACATCCACAGCCTTATGTATTCTTTGTTGATTGATACCTACATATCAAACGCACAAGAAAAACTAGAAAGTTTCAGGGCATTGGAACATTTACCAGCCGTACAAAGAAAAGCTAAATGGGCTTTGGATTGGATTGAAAACGCTTCTTTTCAAGAAAGACTAGTTGCGTTTGCTGCTGTAGAGGGTATTTTCTTCTCAGGATCATTCTGTTCAATCTTTTGGTTAAAATCCAGAGGTTTGATGCAGGGGTTATGCAACGCAAACACACTTATCTTTAAAGATGAAAACTTGCATTGTGATTTCGCAATTCATTTAATCAACAACCACGTTGAGAATAAACCTTCAGAATCTAGAATCAGAGAGATTTTATTATCTGCTTTGGATATCGAAAAAGAATTTATCACAGAGTCATTACCAGTGTCACTTATTGGTATGAACTCAAATCTAATGAAACAATATTTAGAGTTTGTCACAGATGGTTTGTTGACTAAATTTGGGTGCAAAAAAGAATTTAATGTTGAACAACCTTTTAAATTCATGGAACAAATTGCCGTGGAGACAAAAGGGAACTTTTTTGAATCAAGAACCGTAGAGTATCAGAAAGCTAAACTTAACGAGAAACTTAGCTTTACTGACGATTTTTAAATTAAACTAAACAAATAAAAAAATAAAATGATCATACAAAAACGTAATGATGAGCAAACCTCATTTAACCCGTCAAAGATTTTAACTAGAATTAAAAAAGCGGCTAAAGGGTTAAAAGTTAGCTCAGACGAAATTTTTATAAAAGTAATCACTTCATTACCAAATGAGGGGGTTGTAACAACAAAAGAGATTGATAAGTTGTTGGCTGAAATAGCTGCTTCATATACTGGTAGTCATTATGATTACAGTAAATTAGCCGCCAATATTGCCATCTCTTCTTATCACAAAGAGACAAACCCTAGCTTTAGCGAAACAATGAAATTATTAGCTGAAGATAGCATCATCAATGATGAATTGATAAAAATGATTGAGGATTATGGTGTTGATAACGTAGATGCCGTTATTAATCATGATAGAGATTTCCAATTTGACTATTTTGCCTGGAGATCTTTACATGAAATGTACTTAACAAAAACATCTCAAGGTAAACAAATTGAGAGACCCCAACACATGTATATGCGTGTGGCTTTATGGGTTACCAAATCATTTGAAGAGGCTGTTGAGTATTACGAGGCATTGTCTAACCAATACATTTCACCAGCAACACCTATTATGATTAATTCTGGTACCAAAATACCACAATTAGCGTCATGTGTGTTACACTACAATAACGATGACTCTAGAAACGGTCTTTTAGATAGTTTAAGAGACATCTCTGTTTATTCTGCTGACGCAGCTGGTATTGGACTATGTATGTCAAATATCCGTAGTAAAGAGAGTAGAATTAAAACATCTGGTGGTTTTGCTGGTGGGTTATTAAAATACCTTAAGATTGTAAACGAATCACTTCGTTTCTTTAACCAACAAGGGCGTAGACCAGGAAGTGCAGCAATCTATATTGAGCCATGGCACAAAGATATTTTTGACCTGCTTGAAATTAAAAAGAACACTGGTGCTGAAGAATTAAGAGCAAGAGATTTATTCACAGCGTTATGGATTCCAGATAATTTCATGAGAGCGGTTGAAGAAGATGGTGATTGGTATTTATTCTGCCCTAATGACATCGTTAAGAACGGTATTAAGCCACTCCAAGAGTGTTTTGGGGATGAGTATGAAGCCAACTACAATAAAGCTGTAGAAATGGGCTTAGGTAAGAAAGTAAAGGCCCAGGAAATCTGGATTAAAGTTATTGAGTCACAGGTTGAAACTGGGGTACCATATCTTTGTTCAAAAGACAATGCCAATAAAAAAACAAACCACCAAAATATTGGGGTTATCAAACAATCAAATCTTTGTAACGAAATTTATCAGTTTACAGATGAAAAGACAACAGCTATCTGTACATTATCATCTGTGGTTGTTAAAAATTACGTTAAAAACAAAACATTTGATTTTGACCAACTTTACTTTGAGGTTAGAAAGATTGTTAGGGCTCTGAATAAAGTAGTTGACATTAACTCATATTCAACTGAAAAGGGTAAAAAAGGCGGTTTGGAACAAAGAGCAATTGCTATTGGTGTTCAAGGACTTGCTGATGTATTCTTTTTAATGGACTATGTGTTCACGTCTGAAGAGGCTAAAACACTTAACAAAAGAATTTTTGAAACGATTTATTTTGCTGCTATCAGCGAAAGTAATGAATTGTGTAAAACTGGTGAATACAAACCTTACAAACACTTCAAAGGTTCCCCAATGTCAAAAGGTATTTATCAATTTGATATGTGGGGTGTTGATCCATCTGACTTAATGTGGGATTGGGATTCATTAAAAGAATTGGTTAAAGAACATGGTATTTGCAATAGCCTATTTACCGCACAAATGCCAGTGGCCTCTTCCGCTAAAATAACAGGTTCATATGAAATGACAGAAGTTATCCCATCTAATCTATTCAATAGAAGAGTTGTAGGTGGTGAGTTCTTAATCGCTAACAAATATTTGATTGAGGATTTTGAAGATTTGGGTATTTGGTCAGAAGCTTTTAAAAATGAGATTATTATGAACGAAGGGTCGATCCAAAATATTAATTTTAACAAATTTTTGGACCCAACTGATAAGCATTATGAGAAGAAAATTAAGAGAATTGAGCACTTAATCCAAAAATATAGAACAATTTGGGAAGTTTCACAGAAAGAATTGATTGATATGGCCGCTGATAGAGCACCATTTATTGACCAATCACAATCTATGAACGTTTATTTCCAGGCACCAACCGTTCAGAAATTGTCATCTAGTCACTTCTGGGCTTGGAAACGTGGTCTTAAATCACTTTGTTACTATGTTAGAACAAAAGCTATCTCAACTGGTGCAAAACACTTAGCAATCAGTATCAGTAACAGTGAGACACCAACCGCTGCAATCGCACCTAAACCAGAACCAATACAAGTTCAGGAAACGGTAAAACCAGAAAACAGCCAATTTGATTGTTTTGGGTGTAGCGCATAAGTAAAACAGCGATATTATTGAAATCCCGTCACATTGGCGGGATTTTTTTTTATTTACAAAAAATAAATTATTACGATATTTATTTATAAAAGAATATGGCAATTAAAAAACAAACATTTGGTATTGATTTCCCTTTTACGGAATCAAGTAGCGGTGATTATGTTGGTTTAACGACAATACCAGAAGCTGAGGTGAAATCAATGTTAATACACCTTCTTTTAACAAGAAAGGGATCTAGGTATTACTTACCAGACTTTGGGACTAAC